TAGTTCACGGCGTCCATCATCGTGCCCGGAGGCGCGATTAGTTTAGGCGTCTCTTGATCCACACCGCCCTTGAAAATAATGGGCTGGTTGTATACCCTGCTTTCGGTATCTTTGGGATCACTAGTTGCGGCGTTATACATGGTTGTACCCGTACAAGCTGTAGAGCGCTGTGGTGTCTACTGTTGGCATTGGCATGTAACGCTCCTCGAAGTACTTCTTGTAGGGGCGGAACATCGCCTGCGCTTCTTGCAGCTTGGTGCCGTCTTCGAAGTGCATGGCGTAGTACATCAGGGCTTGCCATACGATTGCGTCGTGGTAGATTGCGTCCAGCCCGGCTGGCACATCGGCGTCCGTGCTGAGCTCGTCAATTACCTTGACGCCCTCGTAACGAATGGTGTAAGTGTTGTCCGGCACCGGCCAAACAATCAACTTGTTGTCGGGGCTGATAGTAAAATACTGCGGCTTGCCGGTTGAACGATCCACCCTGTCAACCCACCGACGCCAGTAATCGTACGTCTGGAAGGTGACAGGGGTCTCGTTTTCGTCCGACAAGTGGCACGTAAGAGAGCGGTAGTTGATGCTCTCTAGCGTAGCCGGTAAGGAGTATTCATCCGTACTTGCAACCAGCGACAGGGTAAGATCGCGGTCCCTCCGCCACTCAAGCCCCATACGCTCCATCTGGATGTGCTTCCATGCTTCGGCGACCCATTCTGCGATGAGGTCTACCAGCGCGGAAGTGCCCGATATCAAGGTGCTCGGCTCTTCAACCGTTGCCCCTGACTTACGGACAGCCTTTTGTACAAGTTGCAAATACGTAGCCATGATTACGCCTCGCTGTCTTCGTAGGAAGCGAAGGCCGCTTCCATGTCCTGCTGCTGCTTAATCCGCGCCGCATACTCTTCGTCCCAGAACTCCCGAGGCGGGCGTCCTTTGAACCCGCGCATCCGAGCTGATCTCGCCTGAGACTCTCGGGTGTGGGGGTTGGTAGAGAATACAGTAAACGGGTACGCGTGGGTCCGGCGCTGCTCCAGCTCGTCAGTGTCGGGATTCTTTTCGTACTCGATACGCACAGCGTTGTCGAGAATCTCGACCAACTCGAGCGGGCACCCAAACTTATGGCCGATTGGCAGCGACGCTGCCGTGCCGTTAAGGCTCACGATAACAGATCGCAGGCCTTTGGTAAGCTCCGTGCGGTGCAGCTGAATCTCAGCATATCCCGGAGAGAGGCCGTTGTCTGCGATAGACTGCGCCGACTGCAACGAGCTGTTCATCTTAAACTTGGCCGCTGCGCTCTTAATGGCTTCAATCAGGTCGGGCTTGCTGTAGCGCATATTCACGCTAAGGTTGTAGGTCATCCGTGCGTACTTCACCAACTCTTGTTTAGTTTTGCCCTCCAGCATCTCGGTGAACTCGTCGCTAGGACTTTCTTGGTAGGTATTGCTTTCGATAATATTGTGTGACATCTTGGTTTCCTCCTAAAAGATGTAGGGGGTGGGGCCGAAGCCCCACCACCCGTTGTGGTTACAGCTTAGACGTCTTCCGGGAAGAACGTGAACGCAATCGTAACGTTACCGGCGACACCGGTAGCAGCGGCTGCCAGCGTACCGAGGGTGATGTAATCACCGGCGATAACGCGGGAGCCCGCTTCCGTGGTCTCAGCAAGTTCGTTGGTGCCGTGGCCTGCAACAGCCTCAGCATCCGTAACTGCGGACATGTACTTGTTCGGATCAGTCGTGGTAGCCGTGTCCGTACCGTCTACGCCAACCTGCCACGTAAGCGTGGGGGTAGCGTGGCTATCCATCTCGCCGTCAGCGTAGATCGTGAAGTTGCCTACACGACCGGTGCGCTGGAACCGGAAGAGTTTCTGGATATTCGCGGCGGTAAGGTCAGCGGCGGGCCAGTTGGTAGTGATAGCGATTCGGCCATCACCCTGACCACCAAAGCTGAACATACTGCGGGCGTCGCCCGCGAACTGATGGTTTTCTCGTGCTGCCATGATTAGTCTCCTATTATGTCAGGTCAGTTGCGCCGACTTCTACACGACTCATCCAAGACTCGTTAAGAATAACAGCGGCGTAGTACATTTTCCACCCAACATAACCGCGCTGACCAAGAGGATCATCCTTGGAGGGACGGCCCGGATTGATCACGACGGGGTTCATGCTGCCAGCGCCCTTCAGGGGCACGTGACCATAGGCGTTCTTGGCGATGAATACAACGGGGTACACATCGACGTTAGAACCACCGGTGGACACGCAACCGTTCAGGCTAGCCGAACCGGCGTCCGTAAACGGAGCCAGTACCGGGGACAGGATATAGCGAACCGTCTCGACCTTACCAATTTCGTAAGGGCTGATCGGGGAGAAGTTTCCATACTTCTCGACCGGCACGAAGCCGTTCATATCGCGAATGTCCTGCTCCAGATCGGTGTGACCGAACGCGACATACGAAGCAGCCACCGCCTCGGTGGCGTACTTCGGAGAAGGGCCGACCATGTTGGTGATCTTCTTCGCACGCTGGTTGTTCAGAGAACGAACCACTGCACGCTGGAGATTCAGGGTGAGGGTGTCATTGACGGCGGAACGAGCCGTAGGGGTACCGGTGCCGGAATAGAACACGCTGGTGCCTGCACGCAGGACGCCCCAAAGGATCAGTTCTTTCGTTTCTGCTGCCTGCTCGCCCAACAGCATAGATGCGTTAGCCAGAACAGGGTCCTCGTTCATGTCAGCGACACGATCCGAAAGTTCGAACAGATCGCCGTACTGGCCCATCTGAACGGAAACATCTTCGTATGAGATGCTCTTCGGAGCAGGCGTGACGCCTTCCACGAGCTGAGTCGTACTTACGGTGTACGGAACCGGGCGACGGAAAGTAATCGTATCTGCCTTGTTTTTCGGGAGAGGCTTGGTGTCTCCAAACTTGTCGAGAACCAAGATCGGCTCGGCATGTTCGAGCATCTTGCCTTCTGCCCACACGGTAGTACGCTGACTAATGTCGCTATAGGTTGTTGCTACGGTCATTGGTCTAACTCCTTGTTAAATGTAGCTTAGCGATTATCCCCACATCGCGTCGAACATTTCCTCGTAATCGCCGCCTCCTTGGCGCGATGAGCCCGCAGGCTTAGAGCCCGGAGCTGCTGAGGCCTCTTTACGCCTTTGGCGTTTTTCCTTGAGTTGTTCAGCGCGAGCGGTTTCTTGTGAGACCGTCTCGGGTTGAGCGTTTCGGGCGTTGTATTCCGCAAGCGCTGCTTGATAGTCCGTTTCAAACAGTCTCAACACGTGCACGGCTTCTTGTGCGCTTGGGGTGGATGCAGCCTGCTGCACCGACCTCGGTTGCATTTCCAGCCACGTGCGGAAATCCTCGCCGTCAACTACGTCTTTCCAATAGACGCCAGTCTCGGGTGTGTTGAAGATTCTCTCAGCCTCAGCGTCCACCGCTGCCACAAACTGGTTGGAACGTCGTTCCTGCTGTTCGTGGATCAGGGGCTTGAGCTGGTTCCTTAGCTCTTCCTGTACGCGTTGGCGCTCGGTCTGTACGACTTCTTCGAGGGCGTCGGCGAACTCTGGAAAATCTTCTTTAAGACGCTCAAGCTTTTCAAGCGTCTTGGGGGCAGCAGGTTCAGAGTTTTTTGAACTCCGATCCGCTGGTTCAGCATCGCGGAGCGCTTGGGCTCGGCGAAGCTCCTCTTCAAGCTGAGACGCACGGCGTTGAAACGCGGTGGCCCGGCCATAGTGCGTTTTGGTCTGCTCACGTAAGTGAACAGCTTTATCGCGCACTTCCTCCGGAAGCGAGTCGATCCACGCATAGGGGTCTTCGTCTTCGGTAGGTTTCGGCTGCGCCTTAGCGGCCTGCTCCTGTCGCCCCTCTTCCTGAGGATCGCTTCCTGCGTCGTCAGAATCAGGTGCGTCGTCGTCAGCGGATTCCTCCCCGTCGTCGTCTTCCTGTGCGTTAAGATCAGGATCGGCGGCCTCAGAGCTCCCGTACATTTCTTCAAACAGGTCCTCGTAAGACGGCTCCTCCTCAGAGGTTTCTTCTTGTATCTCCTCGCCTTCCTTCAGTAGTTCTTCTTGCTTTACGTCTTCCATATCTCCTCCTATGGTAGGGGGCGTTAGTAACGAGTATCGTACATCTGCTCGTCAACTTGAACACCGCCTAGATTATACTGGAGTCGATCAAT